TGTCAAGCCATATTATATAGAGGCTAAATACCCCAACGGTGGTTCCTACGCATGGTCTTGGACTGGAAGCCTTAGCTATGGTAACTATCTTTCGACAGTCTATAGCTTACCGGCTGTTCCTTCGGATTTAAGCACCAAGGCCGATAACCGGGCTAAGTCTAGCTATGTTAGCGAAGCCAATAATCTCCGACGAGTGATGAACTCGGGAGAGATGATTGGCGAATTTGCTGAGTTAGCTAGGCAGGTGAGTAATCCCGGAAAAGCTTTGCGGACCGGACTGGGAGCGTATGTAGAGACCGTCAAGAAACGGACTCAACGCAGCTCAGTTCGCCGCCTCCCTAAGAATAGAAGGAGTGCGGAACAAGCAAAGTTGATCAGGGATAGTTGGCTCGAGTACCAATTTGGCTGGCGACCGTTGGTTTCCGAAATTGATAATGTCATAGACTATATCAATGAGGAAGATCCATTCAGTCGCTATGAAGCCAGACGGTGCCGAGGATTCGGAGTAGCCGAAGATTCGTGGTATCATAACGGATCTTCGGGGTATAATTACTTTACTCCGGGTCGTTCCTATTGGCGAGCAAGGGTTCGCGATTTTGTGCGAGTCATTGTCGTCTATAGGGGCCAACTTCGAACACAGACGAGCGCCGCAGGGTATGTTTCCGAAAAGCTGGGTATGCACCCAACTGATTGGATCCCTACGGCGTGGGAACTCGTCCCGTATTCGTTTCTCATCGATTATTTCACCAATATTGGTGACATAATTTCTGCCTGCAATCTCCCAAGCAACACTCTGGCCTGGACTATGAAAACAACCATAGTTCAGACGGAACTCCGCTCGGTTGATGGTTACATCGAGTGGGATCCCCCAGGGGGTGTTGTGGACGTGATTGCAGCAGAGCCCAGTCACGTTTCTAAACGCCAGCGATCCGTGGAACGAGTTCCCTATTCGGGCTCGTTCATCCCTAAAGTGGAATTTTCCATTCCAAATACGGGGACAAAGTGGCTAAATATGGCCGCTTTGTTTGTAGGATCGCGATACGTTCAGAAACTTCTTCGATAACCAATTGGTTGTCGTTAACACCTTCACCCGTCCTTAAAGGAGGACAAAATGTCTGTGTCATTGACTAGCCCCGTCACAGGGGCAGCTGTGACTGGTTTCACGTCGCCAACATATACGTTGACGGCCGACTCCAGTCCGAATTCGTATTCGAAGCAATGGGCCGTTACCGCTCTTGGCGGTACGCAACCCGGAAGCGTCGATACGCATTCGATCTCCGCACCGTGGACCGTTACGGTCGAACGCCCTGCGAGTTTTCGCGGGGTCGGGACGCCGAATCCGGTTACGGGGGTTCTCGGAGTGCAGCCTCGGAATGTGTTCAAGATAAGATTCCGTAAAGGAATGCTTCCCTTGAGCGGCCAGGCCGACCAGATCTCGAACGTGGAACTACGGATTCCCGTAGTTGCAGGTGCGGATTCGGCCGACCCGGAAAACATCCGAGCGCTGTTTAGTCTAATAGGCGGCATCATGAATACCGATGCTGATACCTTAGCGCAAGCTTGCATTGACGGCATCGTCTAGGGAGTAACAGAAATGTCACTCTCGAGGCGATATCTGGCAATGTTGGCCATCGCGCTCGTTCCACAGCTTCACGGCTGTCTCTGGGAGTCTATCCATGTGGATGGAACCCTAGATGCCAGTAGTGGTGCCAAGGAAGAACAGTCTGGGAAACCAGACGATTCTCTCAAATCTGAGGAAGACACAAATGAAGAATCAATCCTGTAAGAAGCCGCTCTTCAGCGGTTACGTCGAGGCAGTAAATTCTGCCAAGAGTCTCCAGTCCGAACTGATTAACATAATTGATGAGAATCTTCTCACCAGTTGGTCGATCAGTAAGGGTGGACTTGCAATGTCGGAAGAAATTTCGACGTTGCTTGACCGCTTCGAAAACGACTCCTATTTCAGGATGAATCCAGTTTGTGTGAACATCATTGATGTTCTTCGCAAGGTCCTTGAGGTGAACGCGAAAGCGTATTGCCTGCGGGATCTCGTGAACTCTTCCGATTTGGACGAGCTAGACTGAACTACTCACTCTGAGAATGGAGATTACTTGTGAAAATTCACAGCAATGCTCTTTATTCTTACCTTCTAGAAGACCTATCCGAGTCGCTTCCCAACACTGACTTTACCGTCGGTGTCGAGGAGTGGCCCGGTATAACCGGACCAGAGCGCCAAGCGACTGCACTTCTATCTTCAGTCCTTAAGAAATTTAAGGATCAGAAGAATGAGGACGCAGACGCCAAGGCTCTGGATCAGTTCCTGCTTAGTAACATACGATGCAGGGACTGGGAACTGAGATTGAACACTTCCGGTGACGAGATCTTGTTTGGAGAGTTCCGAAAGGAGCTCTACAACTTTTTCACGCACCGAGGTCATTCAATTGTGCCAGGTCTCGCCGCGATCGCAGATCGTGGAAGAACCGGCCCAGGTGCAAGTCAGCTGGCCAATGGGAAGGATTTCTATACGAAACTCTTCTCAAGCCGGCTTTCAAGCACATCTCAGGGTCTTCATACTGCCTA